GGGAGATCAAGCAACTCGCAGAAGAAGAGCAGATGATCGAACCTTTCGTGGATCATCTGGTCAACAAAGAAGATGGACGTAAACTTCTTAGTTACGGACTTAGCTCTTATGGCTATGACATCCGTTTGTCCCCTGCACAGTGCTTGATTTTTGGCAAGGTACAAGCTGGTGACTGTGATCCAAAGGATTTTGATCCCGACATCCTGAAGCCTGCTGATCTCCTGGAGGATGAACGTGGTCAGTACTTCTTGCTTCCTCCGTACGGCTACTGCCTTGGCGTCGCACAAGAACGCCTGAAGCTTCCTCGTGACGTCACTGTTGTTGCAGTAGGTAAATCTACTTACGCACGATCAGGTATCTTGGTCAACATTACGCCAGCCGAAAGCGGATGGGAAGGTTACCTGACGCTTGAGATCAGCAATTGCACTGGCCTCTTCAATCGCATCTATGCAAATGAGGGAATCACGCAACTGTTGTTCTATCGTGGTAATCCTTGTCATACCACGTACCAAGATCGGAAGGGTAAGTACCAAGACCAACCAAACAACGTTGTGTTTTCGCAGGTCTAGAAACCTTTCCCAAATTGAGCAGCCGGTTTACGGGCGTATCCTACAGCACCGGTACGCCCACCGGAATCGCCTGTTGAAGGTAGTTCTACTCCGGCAATCTCTGCCCTGGTACGCGGAACCTTACCACGAATTAACGGTTCGTCGATACTTGCTCTTTGTCTGTATGCACCAGCAGTTTTTGCTGCTCGCATAAATTTAGCAACACGATTCTGATCGTTGTTAAGAGATTCTGCAGACGGACGTGCTGCTTCATCAACACGACGCATGTCAGTGTCGTAGGCCTGTTCAGGATTTAGATCTGATACCTCAGCTCCAGAGGTACCAGAGTTAATCCCTGGATCGTAAGTAGGTCTGAATCTGTTGGCCATATTATCATTGTAGAAGCAGTGAATCAATTAACTACCGTGATGCATTCTGCCGCAGGATTCTTAGATGCTTTTGTTCAAGACGAAGTGAAATGCCGCTGTCTTGATGAAGAAGATTTTGGTGCGCCGCTCGATAACGAGCAAAATGATGTACCCTTATATGATATGTACAACCGAGGTTTGGTCGCATGCGAGCAGGGGCTAGAAAGGAATCCGTTGAATCTCGAGGGACAACGGCCTGGAATGACGGGCTATATCCCCTCAATGGAGCAGGGTTTGGCGATGGGAGCCTCTCCAAAACCAAAGACCTTGGTATTGGAACTGGAGGAGCCGGACGAGAAGGAACTGATGCTATCAGCAAAACGTCGTGGTTTGCTCCGGTGACAGACGAAGTGATTAGTGATTGCCCTGGCGGCATCTGCCCAGTGCCCTGGGCCACCAAAGAAGAGACTCCTGTCATCCAGGGAGATGTGGTCAACCACCCACCGCATTACACAGATGGCGGAAGTATTGAATGTATTGAAGCAATTGAGTCCGCCTTAACGGATGAAGAGTATCGTGGCTACTTAAAAGGCAATATTCAAAAATACGTGTGGCGTGAAAAGCACAAAGGCGGCACAGAATCACTGAAGAAAGCTCAGTGGTATCTGGACCGCCTCATTCAACTTGACGAAGCTCAGAAGGGCTGAAGCTCGTCGTCATCATCCTCGTCGTCGTCTCGATATCCACAGGCGGCGGCAAGTTCTGCTAACTCGAGATCGGTTGGATGATCCCAGTCGATCTCAATATTTTCAGCTGCCATGATGTCTTTGATGGCATGCCATTCCATCAGGCGTTGGTGATAGAGACTCAACAGAGCAAAACGGAGTTCTTCCCAAGTCATCTCTTCCGATTGAAGCTCGGCTTTGCGCATTGCAAATTGAAGCTCAAGAGGAAGTTCAAACTCCCGTGGTTCTACTGAACGCTCCATTCCGCTCTGCATTTGCTAGTTGCAATTATTCTAATGCTAGCCATTGAATATCAAATCGACGCACTCGTTGGCGAAATCCTCCCATGAATCTTCATCAATGCGAAAGCTATTGGCAAATTCAGAAAGGATGTAAGGATTGATGCGTTCCTCCAGGGCACGGATTGCACGTACCTGATGGGGAGTAGCACTGTAATTACGGAAGGCGGTTAATAAAACTTCGGTTGATGCCCAAGGACTGGTGTCCACGTCACGAAGGAAGAGACCCATCTCTTCCCTCCTGCGTTCCAGGAGACCGCCGACAACCTTGTGGTTTTGATCAAAAATCCAACGACTCATCTCCGTGGTGGCGCTGGCAAAGTCTTCCACTTCAAGGTGATCAATGATGTGGCTGTAGAGGAAGGACTCCCAGCCGACCGAGTGGATGAATGATACCAGGGCTTGGCGCATGTTGTCATCCAGTCCCAAGTTTTGCCTCAGGAGCTGGGCTTCAATGACGTTGATCTCGTGGAAGAGGTACTCAAGAGCTTTCTCTTGGCTGCAACGCTGGCCTTTCTTGACGGGAGAACCATCGGGGTAGAACTGGGTTCCAAACCCGATGGTGTAGGGCTCTGCGCCAGTGTGCGGATCTGGGTATGCCTTTTCGTTAAACCCTTCGTATTTACGAATTAGGTTAATGGCACGCGAAAAATCCGACATGGAGATAACTATTGTTATCCCCAATATACATAATTTTTATTTACCTTGTCCCCGTAGTTTCTTTTTACCACGTCGTTGAGGACGACTATTTTGTCCTTGTCCAATAGAAGTGGTCTTGGGCTTGCCTTCAACGTGAAGTGTATTTGCTTTGGGTTTTGCCATGCTGGTAAGGAATCAGCCTATGCAGCTTAGCAAGTAAATCACCATTTGACACGGTCTGCCCACCAAGCGGCAGACATTCTACCTTTTGCAATATTTTTAGAATGTCGTGCTTTAAAACTTTCCCTACGTTTTCTATAAGCTTCTGATTCACCTTCTTTCTTAGGACTTCCTTGTACGCCCTGCTGCCCAAAACGGATGATTTTTTCTTCGCCTCCTTCGCAAGCCTTGACAACGTGACTCTTGGTTGGATGACCAGGAGTTCTTTGTGGCTTGTTACATGCCATCTTATCCTTTGCAATTTTTGCTGCTTTTGCAGCTTTCTTTCGTTGTTCAGCCATCAACTAAATCCTTTAAAGAGAGATGTGAATTCACCAAGAATCTTTTGACCAGACTTAGATTTGTAGTCTTCGTCTTCTTTGTCGTCTCCAAATAGTTTAAAATAACTAGGCGCAGGTTGTTCTTTTGTTGTCGTTGATGTGGTTTTATCACCTTCATCAAAAAGACCCTGAATAGAAACAAGGCTTTCAAAAGGATCCTTGCTAGATAGACCTGAGAACAGGCTACTTGCTTGAAGTCCTTTACTTGCTTGTGTTACTAATTCCATTTCGCCACGATCTATGTCAGTCATAAACTGTCCGTAAAACTCATCTTCATTACCTTGGTATCCAGCGTTCTTGAAAATCTTGTAAAGAGCTGTCGCATTTGGATCGTCGGTTGGTGCTGCATCCCCAGGGCGCTCAATATATTCAACACCTAAACGCTCTTGAGTTGGTGTTAGTTTCTTCTCATTTAAGTATTTGATTGATTCTCGAATATCTTTTGCCGCTCCTGTTCTAAAAGCTTCGATAATGTACTGCTTTACTTCGGCAACACCCATATCTTTTGCGCTTAAACCAAGAGTTTGCAGCAGCTTATCCCACTCTTCCTTTTGCCCTTCAGGACTTACACCCTCAAGTAATTTATCGGCATACTCTTCTGGCGTTACAAAATTTAAAAATGTAATATCACCAATTTTTAATTTTTCATTGGCAATTTCCGGCAAAATTTTATTCTGGATATACTCATCAGCATCTTTCAAGGTAATCAAATCTTTAGCAGGGTCAAAACCAGCGGCAGCTCCCTTAACTTGATAGTGGAGCTTTGCGAACTGATTTTTGTCTGCAGGATTTAATCCATAATAGTAGGCCCACTGGTTCCAGGTTCTATCAGTACCTGGTACTTTCTCAGTATCACCTTTTGTTTTTGCAAGTTCCCAATCAGCAGCAATCTCCGCCTTCTGCCTTTGGTATGTCTGGTATTTTGGATCGTCTTCTGTAAAGTTACCCTGTGGATCCCAATAGAAATCAGCATTAAAGTTTAATGGTGCGCTTGCTTTAATACCATCGAGATAAGCCTTGGAACGCACATCCGCAACATCTCTCAAGGAATCAAGAGCACTCTGCGTTTGAAAAACGTTCTGTTCGTTTTGCTTTACGTCCATGTAGCTGACAAACTCACTCATGGATTTTGAGTTATCAAAACGAGGCTTTAAATATCGATCGATATAGTCTTTGGCAAACTTGGCATCAATCTCATAGGTAGAAGAAGCGTCTAAAGGATCTTCAACAGTAAGGCCCGATTCATAACGTTTAACCAGTTCATCATCAAACCATTTTTGCCAGTTATATACTGCATTGCTTCTACTTGGCACGCCAGTTGCGCCAAACAAACTTTTTTCTAGGTTTTTCTGTGTTTTTTCGTTATCGCCCATCCAACCAAAGACGCCACCAACACCAGTGTCACCCAGGATCGAGTTAGAAATTGATTCGTTGATTGTCATGATCTCATTGAGTCCTGGCAACCCTTTGTAGAAATCGTATTGCTGTTCTTGTAGTTTTGCTTTCTGAAGCTGTGCAGCAGCTTGCCTTAACGAATCCTGGGTTAAGGCACCAAACATTTTTTGTTGCTGCTTTTCTTTCTCGCCAAGAACAGTGGATAGCCGTCCTTCCAATATAGTGGCGCCCTTCGTCATTTTTATCTTGTCACGTAGACGATCTGGAATATAATCTAGTGTTGGCACTGGGAGAGTACCAGCGTTGTACTCATTTTTTTGATCAGTCGGCAGCGAATTGTACCACTCTTTTAAGACATCAGGATTTTGTGCTTCCGCCCAATCTTTAATGTTATCAAAGCGGTCAGCAAGTCCCAAGACTTGATCACGATACGTTTGATAATCTGCATCAGTTAAAACTTCTGTATACTTTTCTGTGATGCCTGGACTTTGCGCTGCATTCCCTCGTTCACCGGCTGCTTTTCCTTGAGTCGTATAATGCCAATGTAGATAAGAGTCTTTGCTATAACGACCAACAACATCGAGGTCGGGAAGAACATTTTCTCCAACAGAAACAGCTGTTTGTGCGGTATCCCATTGCTGAGCTGCGTCAGCTCCACCCTTGGTATTAAGTTTGTAGTAATCAACATCGAAGCCTCCTGTAGGAGGTTGTGCACCCTGTTTAAGCGGATCCCATTTGACCAGCTTGTTTGTTAAGTAATCAGAGTTAAAACTATTAACCGCAGTATCTACATATGTTTTATATTCATCTTCACTTAATAAGCCTTGGTTTTTTAAATCGGTAAGTCCGGATAAATCTAATGAGTTAAGCGTTGGAGCATACGTACCATCTTTCGCAGCGGCTAACTTATTTTTTGTGTTTGAGCTCCAGGTGTTAATGGCGTTGTTTTTATTGTTTAGATTTGCTCCTTGTGTATTTAAATTTGTAGCAGCTGATTGCCGCAAATTATTCATTTCATTGTTGTATGCATCTACATCCTTAACTGCCTGCTCTTGCAAACCTTTAATAAGCCCTTCAACATGACTAATAAATTGTTTGTTTAAGGTAATTCCTGGTAGTTGGTCTCCTGCTCCACCTCCTTTGTCGGTAAGCGTGTATTTTGTCCAGCCAGTTCCTGTCTTGGCTGTGTCGCTACTCTCAACAGCTGTACCATTACTAACACGTACCCAGAGGTCGCGCGTCTTCGTTACGTTTTGAGTTGTAATATGGGGATAGCTACTAGCAAAATCCCATCCCGTGTAATCGGTTTTTGCGTTAGTAGGAAGAGAATAAGTCTGCCAACCTTCTTGCGGTGTCCAATAAGCCATTACTTAGCACTCACCAAAAATAAAAACAGATTCTTGTTTGATCCAGGCTTCAATCCTATCAAGAGTTGCAGAAGAAAAAAACTCTTGTTTTTGGAACCAGTTCTTCATATCCTCGGATCCTTTATGTGCGTTGCAACGGCGGCAACAAGGAATTAAATTATGTCGGTTAGACGAGCCAGACTTGAAGCGTGGAATAATATGATCCAGGCTTGTGGCAGCATCTCCACAATAACCACACTTATAGTCCCAGGCTTGGTATATACTTTCTCTAAAACGTTTCTTGGCAAGTTTAGGTGTTAATTCAACTAGCAGGGCGAGGGGCTCGTGCTCGTTGCAAAACATGCTCTTCGATTGCCGTTAATTTATTCTAATTTCCCAATACACTTTCCACGGTAAGCAAAGAGATTAAAGTTTGCTTAAACCCGTTGACACGGTCTTGACTCACGGTAAGTTATATGAGTAACCACTGCCACACCAATGGCTAAACACCCTGGCTGGGTCTCCGCTCAGCAGATCGAGGAACTCTTGGGTATCGATCGTAAGACGCTCTTCCAGTACCGCGACGACGGTACCCTGAAGCTTGGCCCTCACTACGCCGCATTTCCGGAGACCCGTTCCAGGGACAGCTATCGTTGGAATGTGACAGCAATCAGGCGACACCTGCAAAAGCAGGGTATGATGCCGGTAGCCGCTTAGTCTGCCTATAGTGAGTCTTGCGCATTTTATGGGCGAGTACTAGGTCAGTAATGTTGAGCTCAACATTCTGAAAAGCCATAGCCTCGTACATGGACGAACTGATGGACGGCAAGCAGCTCTGCAAATTACAGGGCTGTTTTTCTTTGAGGCCAAATAAGAAAACCCACTGTGGATGAAGTGGGCGGACAAGACGCTTTTTACCAGGGACAGAGATGGAAAGATCTGATCTCCAGTCAAGGTCACCTAGCTCTTCTGGCTTAAGACCATAAGTGGCAACCATGCCATAGAGCCATGCGATGTCTTTTGTTTTACGGCTGGATGCTAAGCGGAAGTACTCATCCACTATCCGCTGATCCAGGGGCGGTTGGTGAGTCATGGGTGGTATGAGCTAAGTAACCGCACCATACCGAAAGGTGGGTACCGCTCGCAAGGGGTAAAGGAATCCTTAATAAGTCCAGGGGGACTTAATAAAAGTATACAATACTTCTAGGGTGTATACTCTTGTCCGTTCTTGTCTAGCATTGTAAAGTTTTGAATTTCAATGCGATCAGTTGCAAAGTTAAATAAACGTTGAAGCATTGGAAAGATCATTGGCGATTGACAGTTATAAGGCGGTACATCCATCTTTGATAGCGCTCTTTTTGTTTCATTAAATTCACGCAGGCTTTGTTGTTCCCTCTGTGCTTTTGCAACAAGCTCTTGTTCCCATGCCGCCATGCTTCCGATGTCAACAGGAAAGTCAGACGGTTCTGGTGGAAAGACTTGATCTTTAAACTTGATGGCATAGATATGCTTGCAGTACCTAAGCTCGTCTAGTAGCGGTTGCCATGAATCTTCAACTGCTGTAATCGTAATTTGTTCAATTGAATCTTTATCGGTAAACTCCGTGATTGATGCGTAATCGTTATAAGCCGGCATGCCATCAGCCCTGGAACCTGTCACAGCCATATTTGTCGTACTCCTGGTGTAAGTAGATCCAAACTCCCTGTAAACGCCAGGGTTATCTCGGGTTGATTTTGTACTACCAACAGAACTATCAGTTACTTCGTAGTCAAGCTCAAAACCTTCTGGAGAAATAACTTCGAGAGCCCTATTTTGATCTACCCGCGTCATCGCATTGTTATCAAGGATTCCGTCTCTTTTTGTTAATTCAAAACGACCTGGCTTGATACTTGAAAGTCCTGTGCGTGGAAATTGTTTTTTATTGCTTTCACCGGCAGTAGCAGCAAAGGAGTAGTCTCTACGCGTAAAATCTTGACAGGTACAGCTGTACCTTGAACCAGTAATTAAGTAGCGCCCAGGTGTAAAACCTACAGGAGAAGGTGTTACAAAAACGGCATCTGGAGTGACCTGCACAGAGCCAGCTTTTTTGAATGTCAAAACACCCGTATTCTGATTGATAGTAACAACAACAGCTTGTACATAGCCATACCTTCTTTGTGTTGCTGGATTGATTGTGTCTTTATTGATAATGTCCCCATCCACTGCAACAATACGATCTTCAAAAATCTCTGTATTGGCAGGTTTCAAGCCATCAGGTTCTCCTGGGACTGGAATATAGAAAGGTGCGGGAAGTGGGTTAGAAGGGCTCCAGGTCCCAGCGAGCTTCACATACCAATAGTTTGCATCTTCTGTGACCGATTCAATGAATAATTTTTGTGTACTGACGGGATCGGTTAGTTTATCGCACCGTACAGAACCTGCATAACGCCATATAGCCCAATGCATCCCAAGCTCTTTATTGGATGTTGGATAACCAACAAAAGCACCTGAAATTACAGGGGAAGGATTGCCGCTTGTTGTGGCGTTTGGAATGTTGTAACGAAATTGATAACTGTAATCGTTGTTATGTGTTGTTGCTGTTGCAAGTTCATAACCCCTTCTCCAGCGTGACCAGGCTGATTCCCTGTTTATAGTGTACAGAGAATCAGGAACTGATCCGCGAGAAAACTCGGTCGTTATTGGTTTAACGGCCCTTGGGTCAAAAACGTGAGACGTTTGAAAATTACCAAAAGAGCTTCCACTCTTCTTGGCCATAATTAGAAGAAGCCGCCTTGCGCAATGACATGTGCCCCTGGAATATAACCAGAGATGTTTGGACCATCTGGGAACACCCCAACGTAAATACGGTCACCCCGCTCCAGGTAAATACCTTTGTTGCGTAGCGGTGCAGTGGAACCTAAGCCAGTCGTGTTACCTGCCTGTGCAACCGGGGCTGCGAGTTGCGGCATCAAATCAGAGCAGTCAACAGTACCGCTGTTTGCTGGGAGAGTCTTTGCAAACAGAACGCGGTAGTCACCAGAAGCAGGGATAGGGACGGTGGTACCACGTGTCTGGTAAAAGACAAAGGTTACAGCGGGTTGATAACCATAGGCAACACCGTTATAGGCAAAACCGCTAGATGTTCCACCTGAGTAAACCAACGCGGTATTCACGCCGGTAAGCGTTGTTGCACCAGTGTAAGTGTAATAACCGTAACCGCTGCCAGGAGCAGTGGCTAAGACCCCAGTGGCAGCAATAAACACAACCTGACCACTGACAAGAGATATAACAGTACCAGAAGTCGACGCATTAACGGTGTAATCCGCGCCACGATAGAAGTCATTACGGCTAATGGTAATTGAATCAACTACACCACCATTGTTATTGTCTTCTTGCAGGGCGGCATCCATATCGACCAGGATCGATGGAGCTTGGCCGCCCTGTACAAAGAGGGTATTAGTAGTAGAACTGCCAACTGTCTGGGTCGTTACACGAACTGAATCGAATAACGGCCGATCAATAAGCAAGGGCTGCTTGTTCGTGCTAGTTGATGCCAAGACTCTATTACCTTGTTTTTATCTATTATAGATGTTATGCGCTAAGAGGGCCAAAAACACGCAAGAAATTAGCGAAAGACGATGTTGGTGTTTCCCTTCGTTTTGGCAACATGGGAATGTCCATTTGTCTTTCGAGTAGTTCCATGAGTTCCGGATTGTTTTGTCCGGCTAAGGCCGTTGAAAAATCTGTTTGATCTGAAGTGCTTTGTTCGGTTTCAACAGATTGGCTTTGCGGGCCAAGCTTTTGCCACCACTGTGTTTTAGCTGGTCCTGATTCGCTAAAGAATGTGTTCTCTCTTAGATAAGGGGAGAGTTTTTGTTTTCTAATTTCAGCAGGAGGCAAATAGCGAATACCTCCTCCTGTTTGAACTGGAATCAAATTATCAGGGTATTTCATTAATAAACCCTGACCCTGTAAGTAGGAAGTTGATCTAAAGTCAGTTGCACCACCCAATTGTTGTGCAGTCCTTTGAAGAAGGTTCAAGCCTTCGGGTGAATTGTAAAACTGACGTGCCTGTGCACCACTTTCCTTTTGTGGTTTTTTAAGAACAGCGTATTGGTTTGGGTTTAATAACCAATTCTGCCAGTTCTTGCCGTAACCAGGGTGATGGTAACGGTTCAGAATAGATGCAAAGGTGCCTGGGTTAGCCCCATACTTGGGATCCCTTGCTTCCTGGGTCGCAATACGAGCAGCTGCGTTTAAAAAATCCTGAGGAAAGATCGCAGCAAGTCCTGCGGGTGATGACATTTTCTTTACATCTGTTGGTTTCTGTTCTGGAGTTTCAATAACTCCCGGTAAGCAAGGCCCGGATTCTGTTTCGCCCACTGCATCAAGGCTTGATCGCTCATCCCGGCAGCGCCTCCAAGATCTCTCAGACGACGCTGAAGCTCTCCACCCTGTTCCATGCTCCTACCCAATTGCTGCTGGCCCGCATAGAAGGAAGAAAGGGGGACACCTGCAGGAGCAGCATACTGCTGAGCAGCGTTAAGTACGTCTTGAGCGAGTTGGCGGTTTTTGACATTTTGACGTTGTGCGGGAGCACCGGCCCCGTTAGACAACACCACCGGTCCGCCAGGTGTGACAGGAGCTGCAGGCGCAGCAGAAACAGCTGGTGCAGCAGGAGCTGCGGGAGGACGAGAAGGAGGAGTTGTCAATTGTCCGGCTTGCGGCCCAGAATCCACGAAAGGCGGAAGGGTCGGAGCTGGTGGAGGAGTCCCACCAGCGGTAGTTTGTTGCGCTCCACCAAATAACTTATTGAATGATTCTGGTGATTGGAATCCATAATTCTTGCCCGCCCACATACGTCCTTGTTCATCACGAAGACTTGCGTCCCCGCCATAAGGCATGTATCTATTTGTAAGATACTCTTTTCCTTTCAGCGTTCCATCCGCAGTTCCTTGTGGGAAAAGCATATCAAATGCTCCGGCACCCAATAAACCACCACCAATTGTTGTGGCCATACCAGCGCCACCGGTTAAACCCAAACCTGCTGTAAGCCTGGCTCCCAAACCAACGCCGGGCATTGGGTTTACAAAATCGATAGCATTAGCCGGGTTTAAAGGATTAAAAAATTTACCAACCTTTCCAAGTGTTGTTGTTGGTGTACCAGTTGCAAAAGGATTGATTTGGGTTGGTAGTCTACCAAGTAGACCACGGCTTGTATCTACAAGACCTTGCGCGCCGCGCCCTAATTGTTGTCCGAGTTGTCCAAGCTGGCCTCCAAAAGAAGACGGTGTTAACTTCTCAGCCAGTTGTTGAGGACTTCCCGTAAAACCAGTGGCACGTCTTAATGCGTAATCAATGTTGAATGGTCCGCCCCCTGGTAGCGAGGTACTAGGAGCAGCAGAGGTTGGAACAGGACGTACGGGAGGAGTTCCAACAACAGGTGCCCTTAATGCGCCAGAGCCCGCGAACGTACCGGCTGGACGAGTCGGAGGCTGTGCTGCAGCACGTACAAGAGTTTGTTTGGCTTGTGTTCGAGCTTGTTCTTTTGCCGCGCCAGGGGCCATGTTAGATATATTGCTAAGGGTATCTAAAAACCCTGTGCGCAAACCGCCCCAGTTTACGTTCTTTGGAATTGCACGAGAAAGAACGTCTCCCGCTGCCTGTTGCAAGAAACGATAATTTGTTGGATCTGTCAGTTGGCGACCGACAAAGTTATAAAGAAAACCAGCTGGTGACTTAGGGGCCATTATCGCCAAACCTCATGTAAATAAAGACGAGAACCAACAGCAGTGTCGGCGGGGCCAGGTAAAGCCTGGATGAATTCAGCGCCAGAACGTTCGTAACGATACCTGGCTTGGAACGGATCCTTGTAGTTAGGAACGTAAAGGATGCCGGCTAAACGGTTGGTTTCGTAGAGATAAATCTCATCCCAAACCTTAAGCGCTTCTTTAGCATTACTGGATCGAATCGTACGATCCACGTCGCCAGCAATACTTTCGAGGCGAGTAGAAGGTGAAGTGGCAACTTCAGTCTTCTTTTCGGCTGTGTCGCAGCGACCAATCTGAATAGCGATCTTGTCGTAGAAGTACGAATCAGGGATCGTATTCATTGCTTCTTCCAGACGGGCGTAGTCACCCGCTGGCACGGAAACCGTGAAGTAGCCCAGATGATACCGGACTCTACTTTTATCAAAGTCGCTGAGCTGCACAGCTTATTTCCGTATGTTCTCAATTATAAATGTACTGAATTAACCCAAGGGATTTTGCAGGACTCCCATGGGGACAGCTTGCATTAATTCCTGGAATTCTGCAAAAGGATCTTTTCTTTCTCTGTTAAGAATCTCATTTAACGATGCACGCTCAAACTGTCTCTCAATATAGTTTTTTAAAAACTTTTCTTTGTCTGCTGCTTCTTTTGCTAAATCAGCTTCTGATGGAGGAAGGATGGGCGCTGGAGGTGGAGTCCCAGCAACAACATCAGCTACCTTGCCGGGGACTGTATGCAATACCTGGAGATCATAAGGATTTCCTTGGGCGTCGGTAACACTAAAAGTACCATAGCCTTGCCCGGGTTTATATGTACCATATCCGCGATAAGTAATCGGAGTGCCGGCTTTCATGCCAGCAATATCGATTCCTTTATGAATCTTGCTAGCGCCGGCAACATTAATATTTCTTGGCCCAAATTCACTGGTGATTGGAAAGTTCCAGTACCAAGCTCCATTACGTTGTTCAACTACCGGTTTATTACCAACAAGAAGATTCTGTAACAGAAATTTTGCATTTCTTGGATTGATTGGTTGATCTCTATTGGGTCCAAAACGCGGATACACACGTGGATCAATGTGTACACCCGAAGTTGGGTATATGTCTTTACTAGGGTCAACTACGTGACCACCAGGAATTAAGCCCGCCATATCTTTTTATTTTTTATTGTAAGACTAAAAAACCCCTGGTTTTCCAGGGGTTCAATAAGGAGATGAATGATCAAACTCTGATCAGGTCAGCCGCCAGTACGGCATCCCAGTCAACTCGCTTGATTTGTTTTAACTGTTCGAGATTGTTGAACCTTTCACCCGATAAGGACATCTGAAGATCTTTAATCTCTCGGGCTGTTTTCAATCCAATACCTTTAATATGATCAGCGATCATTTGAGCGGTAGCTGAATTGATATTTAAACGGTTGTCCGGGGGGAAAGTACGTGGCTCTTCCTGCGCAGCTTTATCTTTTACCTGGAGAGTTTTTACCGTTTTAGTGGCATTCTCGTCAGGCGTAAGTTCAGTCCTGTAAGCGGTATAAAGGCGACCGTCTTGGTCTTCAACCATGTACCAATCGCCGTTATCCCATTCGCTTACAATCTTGACTCTTGCACCCGTTTTTTTGTGCTGATAAAGCATTGCTGCAGTAGCTGACATAAGACCAGTTATTCACTGGTCTTAGTTTAACCTAATCAGCTAACAGTGCGGCCCAGGAGGTAACCATCGATATCTTCGTAGCCAGGTGCCACGTCAGGTTGGACGTAGCAGCACTCAACCACCAGATAACCAGTACGGCCACCAGTTGCATCACCACTGGAGATGTAGAAACCACCGGAAGTAGCGGTGCTATTAGCGGTTTCTTTTGCAAACACCTTCAGGGTGGTGGCAGCGGTAGCAGCGTAGTTTACGTTACCGGCGGTCACACCAGCGGCGCCAGATGCGATCAGGAACGGATTGGTGCTGTAAGCAGCGGCACCAGCAGCAAAGAAGATCTCGCCAGCTTGGGTGCCAGACACAGTGGAGGTCAGGTTGGCCTGGATCACACCTTCACCGATACCAGAGGCAGCGGTGGGGCTACCACTGTTGCTGCGACCGAAGGAGATCACGTTGCCGGTGGCGGCATAGATACCGGAGGCAACACGACCGTCACCCCAGCCAGAAGCAACGGAGATGGTGGCGCGATACACATAAGCAGGCAGGGTGCTGCTACCAGAGATCACCATGCCGGTGATGTCGGGGCGAGTGTCGTCCTGGCGGTAAGGGGAAGGAACGATCACATCGGCTGCAGCCACAGGACCGCTACCGGAAGTTGCGGTAACAGGCACGTAACCACGCTGCTGGAAGTAGCGATAGCCAGGGACAGCCAGCACCGAAGTAGGGCCACCCTTGGAACCATCAACACTACCGCTGTCGTCGGTATCAATGTTCTTGTACCAACCGTTCAGAGGCTCTGCCCAGTTACCTGGGTAGATTTTTTTTGCGGACAAATAGGTCATTTATCTTTTCCTATATTTGGATTTATGGTTTGTTATCAGACAGTGCCGTCATCAGACACGAAGCTGTAAGCGGTAGTCACGAAGTCCTTGTTCAGGATCTCGAAACCAGCGTACAGTTGCCAAATCAGGATGATGAAACGGCTGAAATCGTCGTTGTTGTTGATAAGAACTTGAGCGTTCGGACCACCGATGCCTACGCCGATCGACTGAGGACCGAAGAAGTAACCTTGGGCTGCTTCTTGGGCACTGTAGCTGGAGCCACCGTTGAAGGAAGCTTGGACAGTCTTGGTCGGGAAGTTGGTCGACTCGAAGAACTTAACGCCTTCAAATTGAACGCCGGTCGGCATCACAGGCTCACCAGCCAGGAAGTAACCCTGACCAGCTTGGGGACCCATGTAGAAGCTGGCGTTGTTAGGCATCATGGGGTTACCCATGTACATGCCTTGGCCAGGGTTGCCGCTATAGCGTGCGATCTCACGGAAGTCTGCGTCACGACGCAGGTGCATCATAAAGGTAGGATCGCAGATGCAACGATACAGACCATCAGCAAAGGTCGGAACGTTACGCTTACGCAGGTCCTTAACAATAGTCAGCAGGTCGGTCTTCACCTGGAACTGCTGAACTTCGTTGCCGTACTCAGTGGAGGAGTACGAAATACGACCGGAAGAATCTTTGGTCTTACCACCAGCGAAGTAGTAACCGCCTTGGGTGGTGGAAGCAGCGCCGTTAGCTTCTGCTTTGGCAAGTTCGTCAATGAAGACGCGGTCGCGCCAACGACGATAGTCATCAAGCAGCGTCAGGCTACCGATGGACTGGTGGAACATGTTAAGGTTGCCCGAGTCCAACAGCAGGCGCTGAGCCGTGATCAGGGTCTCGCGAGCAATCTTGAAGGTCGAAGGCTGGGTCGGATCACCCGGGTCGGCAGGACCAGTGTATTCCTTAAGCACCACCAGGACTTTCTCCTTGGTGATGTTACGGCTGTTAGCGGTACCGATGGTTTGGTCGGCAATACGCTCACGGCTGTCCTTAGTACCAGGGGTACCCCAGAACTTATAGCGGTCTAACTGGACAGTTTGACCAGGCTGACGAGTGAAGTCATGCACGACCACAGGCTCGACTGCCATTTCTGCGATATACGCAGGATGGGGCCGATACAGCTCGGCGCCCAAAATCTTTGGAAAGTCGTTATCAATGAACACCTTGGTTTATCCTCCAGTGTCGATGTTTTTTATCGGGTGAAAGATTCAGACATGATTATGTCTTATCTAACACAAATTTTAGCAGTGCGTAATTTATTTATTACGCATATCGCGTCGTCGGAATACCAGAACGAGCGGCAAGCATATTGCCAGAACCGTAACCCTCGGGATCCATACCTTGTTGTGCAACCATTTGCATGGCCTCATCCTGATTTAAACCAGGAATACCAACAAGTTGACCAAGGCTAGCGACACCACCACCAAGCATGCCGCCCGCTGCACCGGCCGCGGTTAAACCAAGCGGAATGCCGGCGGCGTTAATCAACCCTTGTGTGTTACGTAGACTTGTTTTAAGCTGTTGGCGTAGTTGTTCAGGATCTGCACCTTCACGTGCAGCCTGGCGCATAAAGTCACGAACGTTTTCAGCAACAGCAATATCTTGTGGAGACATTGTCGCACGATGTGCAACTGAACCAGGATTATTCATGACTGTTGTCCCAAGATCACGCATTGCCTTTATGGCTTTTCCGCGTAAACCAGGGATCTTAGAACCCATTACAGCACCTAAGCCACCGGCGCCTAAAGCTTCTAATGCTAAACGCCCAGGACCTTCTTCCTGTGCTTCACCGGAAACTACATTACCTAATGTAGCAAGGCCAGCGGCACCAAGGCCGCCAGCCACTGCGGAAGCAACGGGATTCCTGCTGATTGCGTTTGCGTATTTACCAGCAAGTTTAATCATTGCTTACTCCATCACAAATAGTTTGTTTGCAACGACTTGAGGCTGAGCCTGGTTCAGAAGACGCCAGGCGTTAGAAGGATCAACATCCATTTGTTGCTTGAAGCTGCCCCAGAAATTCTCGGGCTGCTGAGGAGCAGAAGCAGAAGGAGGTGCAGGGAACTGGCCCAGCATCGGATTCACGGCTTCAGTGCGGTAGCCAGGGGTTTCAAGTTCGGCCTCACTTTCGTACACGGGGTACGGACCTTCAGGACCAAAGAACTTGAGGGTGTAATCACTGAGAACATCAGGGTTCGTCAGGATTTCGTTGTAAGCCAGGTTCTCTTGGTGCTCATTGACCGCAAATTCGGCATAGCCTTCGATCAGACCTTTAGCTTGGGTGCCCCAGGCAACAGCGCTATCCAGCATGCCTTCCAGTTGGAGAGCATAGTTATTGAGGATGGCGGGTGCTTCAACGCCGTACGCGCTTACCACGTGGCGGGTTTCTGGGCTCCACTGGAGCAGATCCGCTACGTCCCCCAAGGATTGAACCGAGAAGGTTTGGGAAGAGCTGGGCGAGTATGTCTGGTTGGCTTGCCAAGTCTGCGGAGCCGATTGTGGCGTAACTTGGGGCACCGGCTGGCCGTAATTGGCCGGGGCGTACTGTGTCGTCGGAGCTGACGGTTGACCCTGGAACGGGGATTGAACTGGTGCGCTCAGCAGGTTCACCACCTTGTTGAACGCCGACTCCCATGGGTTGCCCTGACTCTCCGATGGGGATTGGGGGGCGTACTGAGACGGGGCGGATTGGTAACTGGGGGCCGCCTGAGGTACCGCTTGGGGGTAGCTGGTACCCACCTGATACTGGACCGGAGCTGCCACTGGAGCCTGGGCTGCTGGTGCTGCCTGGTAACTGGGCACCACGTAGCTGCTGGGAGCCACCGCTGCCGGAGTCGGGCTCGTCTGTGGGATCGATTGGACGGTAGCGTCCTGCATAACTCATCTCCTTTTGTAGAGCTTCTAATGTTCGATACAGATATGGAGTTAAGTCCAATCTTGGGTCCGCAGCCATCGGAAGATCCGGTGCTTGCGGGTGGGGAGTCTGCATCATTCCCCCCACTAACCTGGCAAATGCAGAGTATGCACCCTGTAATTCATTCACCATCCTGAATGGGAACCCAGATAACATCTCGGCCCGCTCCTCATCCGTCTTAGACGGGAAGAGGTATTTCAATGCTTCAATGCTATCAACACCTAATTCTTGCAGATTTCGTACAACAATTGAGTTGTTGAGAATATCTTGGGTTGAGTCCTCATAAACAGGACCCAACCAACGCCATAGAACGGTGACATCTCCATCGGGAATAAGACCCATGACCCCTGGTGGAATCATCTGAGTCTCGATACATGCCATCATAATCTTTTTGAGTTTATCGTTATACATTTTCATCGCTTCTTGATAGGCACCTTCTTCTTCCGGAGCAGCATTGGGGCTTAGTGCCACGGGCTTCTCAAGTCCTGCTGCGGCCGCAAGAGTTGACTTAAACAGTTGTTCTTCTTGGTAAATAATCAGCTCTAAACAACGACAAATACCATGAGTATAAATTGCATTTGCTTTCTTCTTGGACGTAGCAGATACACGACCGAATAGGGATTTATACTCAGTTGCGGTTACGCCAGCAGAAATAGAAAGTTCATCAACGCCACCAAGGGCAGTACGAATCTCTTCCCTGTATTGACGCGCAAATGCGTTTTGGTCACCAGTGATGGCATCTGGGACAATGTAACCAACACGATCGTTTGGTTCCAGGTTTGCAATCACGCGTGGAACACGAATCTGACCATCAATGCCACGGCTGACTGGATCAGCCTTGAACATTGAACGGCTCAAAGGAGAGGGGCTTGTGAAGCCAGAGTTTGCAGCAATGGATGGACGCTGAATTGTCATGTCCCCACCAGCTTCCATCAAGTCGGTCTTTGGACGAGAAGACAGCAGTGTCGGGTTACCAAAGAAAGTGATATTTTTACGCATGGTACGCATCAAATCATCATGCGTACAAATGTGATTTGCCATGGCATCGAATTCACCGATACCTTCTGTAGAGAAACCTTGTGGATTATTTAGAATCTCAACGCAAGGAATAAAGCCAAGACTATTAGTTAATTGTTTGGTGTTACCTGTTAACGCATACGTCGGCATATCAAAATTCATTTCCGAATCGGAGTGCGTTTCTTCGATTTCGGTTGGTTTAATGGCTAAGCGTATATAGCGTTTAGCGCCAGGGTTGTAAGTACTTTGCGTACCGGTAATACTCGTTGTATTAATTTGATCGCCAAATCCGTTACCACGACGCACCTTGTAGCTGTAGATGATTACAACTTCATCAAGCTCGCCATCAACGTTGTAATAAGTACGATATTCATGCTCACGAAAGTAGTAGAGACGATAGTTGTTTTTGGTAGGACGGATATAAAAAAGACCTTTGCCATCGCACAAGAAATACTCCCAGATCGAATCCAGGCGCGTATCCATCTTGTTGTACTTCATCACACGATCAAGGAAGTCCTTGCGCTGTGCACCGAAGTTATCTTGGGATGGAAAAAACTCAACTCCTTGGCGAATACCAAAGAGTTTCATCTGCGCAATATGAGACGCAACAATGCCCGTATCAACAACAATATTGCTGTCCTTATCCAGGTAAGCGTTGATGATTTCTTGAAGACGGGCTTTAGCGTCGGCCATTATTCACCTTGTACGTTAACCAAATACTAGCAGTTTTAAAAAGTTAAATTGCTCCTGTACCCATTTCGCCATAAAGTCCTGGACCTTGACGATTTCCAAAGTAAGGACCCAGGCCTGGTCCTACATATCCTCTTGGATCAAAAAGGCCGGTCCAACGATTATTGCGTAACGGGTTTTGTTTACTGTTTTGCGCGTAATTACCAGGATCGTAGGGCAAGAATTGTGTATCTCCTCGGAAACGCACATCTCCCGGGATATCACTCATGCCCCCTGGTCGGTTACCAAGGAGTTGTTTTAAAGTCTGTTTAGGTTGGGCTTGTGCAAGTAGTTGAATACCCGGTTGCTCGCCATAGTAAGGCAAAGTCATTATCGGTGGCTGACCACCTCGATAAACAAGGTCACTTAACCCTGCATTATTACCTGGTGCGCCAGGGACATTACTTATGCTGTAGCGCATGTATTTGTTATCTCAATCCGTTTATTCTACTCTTCTATAACCTCGTATCCTGCCGCGTCGTTCACCTTAGTGATAATGATGCCAGTACCACGGACATCCCAGTTAAGTACGTCTCCTTCCTCCCAGCCCAGCTCTTCGGTGACCTCATCTGGAAAGACAATGTATTGATCTCCGTTTTCGTCCTCCTGGACCTCAAGGATGTAACTCATTTTGACTCAAGCAATATCTCAACTAGCTTATCAAGCTTTGCATTGATCTGATTAAAGTTATCATGCATCTGTTGGATTTCTCTTAGAAAGTC